ATGCCAAGCTGGGTAGGGTCATCTACACCACTTACCATAGCCACAGCAGCCTTAGGTGCGTTTCTACCCATATATAATTGTGTAGCTTCCATAATTTCTTCTTTAAGAGACTTTATTATATCTGTTGTGCTAGATGTTTCAGAGTATCCTGCAAGAACTTTAGCCTGTGCAACATCTCCACCTGCACCATCAAACAGTACATCAAGAAACTTTTGTTGTCTTTCAGTTAGTTGTCTACTCATATTGGTATGCTCTCTCTGTGATATTGTCTATCAACGATTGCTATTAAACGTTTAGCTCTATTTTTTGTTTGCTTAAACCATCTAGAATCTTCCATTTCGTCTGCCATTTTACACCAATCTAAATCTTCTACAGCAGCAATCATATTTTTAAATTTGGATAGTCTAGGTCTACCTAATTGAAAACACATATTAGCTAGTACGTGTTGTATGTCTTCAGGTAGATTATCAAATTGAGAGAACAATAGGTTACAATCTTTTATAGTTGTTTCTATATCTCTCTCAAACCATTCATTAACTTGTTCGTTAGGCACTTTTGTTCCCACAGGTTTACCATAGTAATCTGTATCCCATTCAGTAATTAAATGCCCAATCCCCCCAGTTAAATGATTTTCTGAACAATAATACAATTCATATTTAATTCCTTCGTCATTAGCTAATTCGTCTTGTAGTTTAATTAAATTCATTTGTTTTCCTTACATACATAAATCTTGATACTTGGTTGTATGAAGTCTATGCTTTGATAAATCTCTACTAGGATTTTTAAATAACCATCTAAACCAATCTAACATTATTTTTTCCTTAACATTTTTGCTGCTTGACCTACACCTTTAATTCCAAACGATGCACTAATTGCTATATATAATAGGTATTGATACCAGTCAGGCAAAGCACTTAATACTTGAAATCCGTCTCGTACATACTCCCTCATTCCGGGAATAAACACAAGTATAGCAGGAGCTAACAAAACAACTAACGCAAATTCGTCTTTCCAAGAATCCACCGTAGCATCTGCCATCTTACCTTCCCACGCAACTTCGCCTGCTGCGACTTTCTCTGCAACAGTAGCACGAGCTTTAGCTTCTGCAACCTTCGCTTCTCCGTCTGCCTTTGTTTTTGCAAGTTTATTTTCAAACCAAGTGCCTGCTAGATTTGCTATAGGTCCTATAAGTGCTGTAAACATTATTTTCCTTTACTAAACTTTGAGTCTATCCAACATTTGCCATAATATAAAATAAATAACCATAGTGTAAATAATACACCTTCTACGTAACTTAGTTCATTCCACGCATCTAATACCATATTATCCATTATAGTCTCCTAATTCCTGCTCTTTCTTGTTTTTTTCTTAGAGCTATCACGTGTTTGTTGAATAGATAATTTCCTAGCTTCAGCAGCGGCTTCGCCAAGCTTAGATACAATACGTCTTTTTTCATCTAAATCTCGCCGTTTTTTTAGCAATCGTTTTGGGCTGCTTAGAAAACTGTCTACCTGCTCTAGTTGCTTTGCGTTTAGCAGCCGAACTGGCTGAGTATTCAGAACTAGAAAGAGCCTTAATTGCTTTTTCAGGTAGATAACGTTCACCGGTAGCCTTTGACCCCTGTGTACTAGGCTTGCCACTTTTGGTTCTCCACTTTTGTTTTGTCCAATTTACTAGTGACTTTTGTGATGCTTTCATATGCTTCTTTAATCTCTTCTATTGTTCTGTGGCATCCTATACAGATATCATCTTGCAATTTACAGACACCTATACATGATGTCACTTTTTACCTATACTTCTTAAACTTTCCATAACATTATCTATATTAGGTTCTTTACTGTTAGGATTGTAAATACACTTATATTGTTTAGGGCAATTAGATTCATACATTAATGTGTATGTTTTATTTCCACCCTGATATATACAAGCTTGTTTATTTGTGTATTTTGATTTAAGTATCTTTTTTAATCTACAAGTTGTATATTTCTTTTTAAGTATTTTACCTTGTTGTAATAGTTGTTGTTTAGTATATGGTTTAGGTACATACTTATATGTATCAGCATAAGACTTACTTGTAAATACACTAGCTAGTAATAATAAAAAACCACCTACTATTGCTACAAGAAATAACCACGCAACACCTTCACCTAATTGTCTTCTTAATTGTTGTTGCTTATAAATAGTCTGTTGTCTTTGTTTTCTAATCTGTCCTTCCATCTGTAGGAGTTCATCATAAGCTCCCGGACCATGTGTCATGTTTAGAAATACCTTGAGTTCATACCTCTGTTCCTCAAGTTTCTTCTTAGCTGCGTATGCCGCCATTGCCGCTTCTTCAATAGAACCTGCTTTAAAAAGTTTACCAAAAAGAGGTGGGTTCTTAGCTTGTTTCTCAGCATTGTCAACATCAGATACTGCTCCCATCCATCTGCCAATATCTCCTGACATTTGTTCTATGTCTCTTCCAACTGCAAACCCTGCCTTGATAGCAGAAAATGCTTTTGAAGCAACACCTACTGCTACTGATATAGTTACTGGGTCCATTATCTTTTCCTTATGGGTTTACAATATGCTGTTATACTTAAATTAGGTCCTTCCTGTTGTGGTATTGAAGGTTGTGCCTGTAATCTTTCTGCAAAGTATAGGCATCTATCTATGTCTTCAAAGGTTTGTGTTTGGTCTACTACTCTTATTCCCATCATAAACACTAACACAAACTCAATCATTTACACAGGTACTCCTTGTACCTCCTCTTGTTCTTCGTGACACTCACAAGTACATTCGTCACAATCACAATCGTAACACTCACAAGTATCACATCTTTTTTCTTTATCCTCTATAGCCACCACCTGCTTTTTTATAAGCTGATGCAACCATCTGTGCCTTTCTTGCACTCCATTGACCGGGAGCACCTCCCTTACCACCTGCTTTGATACGGTTAAATATTTTCTTACGCATGGTTGGTTTAGTGTAATTGCCTGCAGCATTGACTGTGCTTCCACCTTTATTAAACTTTTTTACTTTTGGTTTTCTTTTTATTGCCACTGTTATCCTCATATAAATTATTAAATGTAGTATATGGGTCTAGGTAAGATTCATGTGACTCTGCTGAGTGTGTCCATTGAGATGGAGTAAAATCAGGAGCACCTTCACCTGTAACCCACAGAGCAGGACTTGTAGCTCTTACTCTGTTATTTGGTAGGGCAACAATATTGCCTGTCCATTTACCTGCATCTAACAAATACATAACGTGTGATTGTTTATGTTGTGCAGGGTCATCTGCTATATCACTATCTGTGTAGTCAACTGTAAACATATACTTGGCTGTATAAAACTCATTAGCTATCTTACATAACCACGGAGAAGAACTTACTCTGTCCATAACTATAATACTATGGTTTCTTGATTCACAATCCCAAGGTTGACATAAATGGTCATCCATTGGTTCTGCCCATTCATCTACAGGTATGTCAGCTACTAGTGCTTGTATTGGCATCCTTGCCCACATTGCACCACCGTGTACATTCTCGTCTTCGGTGCTTCCTGTAAATACTACCTGAAAACTTAATGACCTGTCAGGTATTGTATTTACTGCAAAAGCTAATGCATGGAGATATTCACCGTGATAGTTTAAATGATTACAAGTGAACTCTCTCCGTACCCAACATTTAAAATGAGGTACATTACTTATGAGATAAGACATTACTTACGTTTAGCTGCTCCACCTTTAGCCATATACTTAGTCTTTTTCATAGCACCACCCTTTGCCATGTACTTAGTTTTTTTCATTCCACCTTTAGCCATGTACTTTGTTTTCTTTTTAGCCATGCCACCCATTTTAAAACCTTGAGCTTTAGGGTCTATTAATTTAAGTCTAATAAGATTATTCATAATCTGTTTATCAGATAATGTATCTAATATTTTTTTATTATACATATCTTTTTTGGTAAGTTTTTTGTCAGTCTTTCCAGCCATTATTTCTTTCCTTTCTTCATAGGTTTTGCTTGCCCAATCATAATTACAAGACCACCTTTACGATAATCCATATTGCTCATTCTAGGTTTCTTAGTCATACCACCACCATACATATAACCCATTTTGTTACGTACAGATGTAGGTAGTTTCTTTAAACCTGTCTGATTAGCTGTAGGTTCAATAAGTCCACCTTTGTTTTTACCTTGAGGTAACATAGGTATCTGCTTCTTACCTTTTATTTTTTTAGCCATGTCATTTAATTTATTACGCATTAACATAGCTGTTTCACTTTTTTTATCTTTTATTTTATTATATGCAGATAATGTTTTATCATATTGTTTCTCTAACCCAGACTGCATTTTTTTATACTTTTGAGCTTGAACAATAGCACTTCTAGGGGAACTAGGAGTAGGGTCTAACTTATCTTTTTTATCGACTTTTTTCTTGTGTTTGGTAATGGCTTTTTTAACAGCTTTTGTTACACCTTTACCTGTTAATACTGATGCTAAAGACATTACGTGATACTCCTTTTTGCTCTTTTCTTTATAGCTGCCATCTTCACATCTTTATAGTCTCTACGTGTTTTACCTTGCATGAAGTTCATGTAGTCACGAAGAGATAGACCTGACTTGGCTAATTGTGCTTTAGTTACTATAGGAGTCTTTGGTGTTTTCTTTACTATATTACCTCTAGAAGTTTTCTTTATATTTTTAGTATCTGGAGCTTTTGGTTTAGGTGTATTAACTTTTTTCATTAGTTTAGCCACAGCATCTTTTCTTGACTTAATAGATTTCTGAGCATCTGTCTGTGAAGACTTTACACTTTTTTCATTCTTAGCTATCTTAGACATCTGTGACTTATACTTATCAGCCATAGTTTTTGTTTTATTCTCAACACGTGTCTTAGCATTTTCTTTATTCTTAGTTTTTATCTTAGTCTTACGACCTGCAATATATTTATTAAAGAATGAGATTACACTACTCTTATTCTTTTCTCTTATTTGTTTTTTTCTGTCTGCTTCTTTTTTAGCAGCTTCTGTTTGTTTAGCCATAGTAATATTCCTTTCCTACCATTTGACCTTATGCGACCAGTATTTCGCTGACAACTTACTAGTCGGCTTACCTTGAGCATTATGTCGTGCATAATAACTCTTCTTACGTGCCTTATCCTTCGCTGTGGTAGGATTTTTACCAGCACCACGTACTCCCTGCTGTCCAAAACGAATCAATTTCATACTGTGTCCTTCAGCGGCTAACACCATATGTGATTTAGTCTTGTGGTCAGGGGTTCTCTTAGGCTTATTAACACCCTTGAGTCCATGTTTCTTTAATAAAGCTGCTCTTCTGCTTTCATGTGCCATTTAAGTTCTCACTTTATCTTCATCTTCATTTATTTCTACGCACTTATACTTCATTGCTTGAAAGCTAGGCATATATTCTGGTAAGTCTGCACCTATTTCATAAGCACGTGCTATACATTCCTGTTTAGTTTTGTATGGTCCTTCCAAATCTGCTAGTGTATGGCATATATTTGAAGTACCAATCATGCATACGAGTACAAGTGTCTCAAACATCTTTTAACATTCCTTCTGCTTTCATTGCTGTTTCAACGTGCTTGAGAGTGTAACGCACTCCAGTGTCTGCTTCTATGGCAGAACGTACATAGAATACGGAACTATGAGGAATATGTAGCTCTTTTAGTTTATTAGTACGGATAGCATCATAAAATGATTCTAACATATTCTCTGGTGTATATAGTTTTACCGATTTTCGTTTCATTGTCAAGCATCTTTTTGTTTATTACGAGTATTCTTTTAGAAAGTCGCTACTGAGTACAGGAGATTAACTGTTATTAGTACAGGGAGAATGGTCATATATAAGTGATATACATTTAAGTGCTACATTTAAGTGACTTTAACAAGAATAAGTAATAAACATTTAAGTGTTACATATAAGTGTAACCGAATTATGCCCTAAGTTATACCACTAATCACCAATCGTGTCAACCCCAATTATTTTTATATATGTACGATTATAACATACGTGTGATATAAATGCAACACTTTATTTATCTGTACTTGTACATATATGTAATCACAGTTTCTGTTGTAGTTAACAGTCAATTTACCTAATCTGTG